TTTTTTCGATTGGTTTAACCATATTAACAACTTCATTTATCTTAATTTGAGTTGTTTTGTCGGTTACGCTTTTATTTAACTTAACTAATTCAGTTTTAATTTCAATAAAGTTTTCATTAACAAACTCACGTAATTTAACTGTATTAGAAATGTTGTTAATATATTCTTTAAGAACTAATTTTTGTTTATCGGATAGAGATGAGTATTTGCTGTTGAAGCGTTCTAATAGTTTTTTATACGTTAGTAAACGCATACCTTTATCCATTTTCATAAACTCTTCCATTAATCTATCGCCTGCTTTTTCTTTATCTATCTCAGTACGAGAGATATGTTCAAGTAATGTTAATTTATTTTCAATTACTTGGTCAGGATTTGTAAATTCTAATGAATTATGTGCTTCAATTAATGTACAGGCAGCAGCATATTGTTTATAATTGTTGATTTTTGCTTTAAAAAAATCTTCAATGTTATATGCTTCATGAATAGCTTTAATCAAATTATACTTTTCGTTACGAAGCGCGGAGCGATTCAAACGAGAAGATAATTCTAATGTAGCGTTAATTAGTGATTCTGCTTTACCTTCAGATAATGCTTTAGAATTAACCAATGCTTGGTATATTTTATGTTCTTTAGCTAATTCTGTTTTAGTAAAGTGTTTCTTTAAAATATCTACAGCAGGTGAATCTTTCCCAGAAAGGGTGTCTGAAGTAATTTGACGTACTAATAATTCAAATATTAGTCCGCTGTTTTTGAATTTGTTGTGTTTTATTTTGTCCATATAGTATGCACTATCTATAAATATATGTTTGTTATATGTCTCTAATATTTTCCTCATTTAATAGTGTAGGCTCATCATCACCAAACACCATATCTTTATCTTTTCTAGGTATGGTTTTAAACATATCTTTAAGACGTAAAGATTCAGCTAATGCTAGTGGTGAACCACCTTTAGGTGTACCATTTTCTTCAGGCTTATTTGCAGTATACAATGTACCGTTTTCACCTTTACCTAATCTATCTTTACCTAATGGGTCTTTTTGTGTACCTAATATAGATGATTTTTCTTTAGGGCGACCAACGGGACGAGTTTCATCATATCCCGGAGGAACATCTGTCGCTTTAGTACCATTATATCTTCCAGCACCATATAATGTTGCTAAATCGTGTGGTGTACCATATGATTTACCTGATTTTGCTGGGTCATTACCTTCGTTTTCAATTTGACCTAATCTAAAGTTACGTTTCATATCTTCAGCAACTAAATCACGTAATTCATCATATTGATCTTCGCTGAATTGGAATAAGAAATTATAAATCCAGTCAGAAGGAATTAATTTACTATCTTGCATATCTTTAGCTAATGCAATTTTTTCCTTCCATAGCGCTACTTTTTCTTGTTCATAAACTACTGATGGTGTAGATAAATGTAATTCAAAATTAGCTAATGATTCACCATCATATCCTTGAACATATAAGTGTACTAATGCTATTTTATATAATTCACTTAATACAATACGTTGAATACGTTCTACTGTACGAGCGAAACGAATATCTTCAGCAGCTAATGTAGCTTTACCAGTTAAATCTTTTTCAAATCCAAAGAATGCTTTAGGTACTTTTAATGCAGCTAACATTTCATCACGTAAGAAGTTTACGTCTTCTATTGCATTATACTCTAAACCTTTGATTGTATCAATTTTAGTGTTTGAGTTAGCACCACGTTGAGGAATGTAAAAATCTTCCATTACATTCATCATATTATATTTCAAGTTATATTCACCTGTATTTTTATCGATGTATGGTGTTTTTTGCATTTTTTGCTTTAAACGTTCCATGTAAGCATCAACTTCAGCAGGAGGCATATTACCTATATCAACATAAAATACACGTTTTTCCGGGGCACGGGTGATACGATGCAAGAGCATTGCATCCTTCATCAAAATGTATTGTTTATAAGTTTTACGAGCTGGTTCTATAAATGATCTGCCATAAGGAAGGTAGTTAGCGTCTGTTAATAGACGGAAATGAGCAATTTCGTAATTTTCGAATTTGATTTTACCATCTCTATCTTTAACACGGCTATTGATACCACCCGCGGCAATAACCATTGGATCAATTTTAAAACATACGTAAGATGGATTTTGAGGATCCATACCTTCTTCACGTACCATATCATAAACAGACATTGGTGTTACATTATATACACCAAATTTTTCAGCTATTTCAAGGTGTAAATAAAAATCACCATATTTACACATATTTCTAACCCACATCCATAAATTAAACTCAACATTTAATATATCATAGAATAGGTTATAAAGTATACGTTGGATATTTTCATCTGATGATTTAATCTGTACTACTTCGTTTGCTTCATTTTTTAATGTTGTTTCATCAGCTACTATATCGAGAGCAGAAGCAATAATTGATTCCGTATCCATTGCTTCATAGTCAGTATATAACTGAATACGAAGTGTTTGATAGTTCATCGTTGGGTTATATGGCATATTAGCACCATAACGATGAAGTTTTGTAAATCTATCAATTAAAGCATTGGTTTTTACGTTACCATATGCTTGGATACGGTCTGTATCTACTACTTTTAATTGGTTTCCACCAACATTTCTGATTACTACATCTGTACTGAATAAACGGGTTAACCTACTAAATAAACCAGTGCCCGCATTATTATTTTTTTCTTCAGCCATTAATATGTTTTATTATGTCTATAAATATTTATCAACTATAACATCCAACGTAGGTCTTCAACACCATATGGTGTTTCGATCTGGTATGGGTTTTGAGCACCGTTAGGTAATAATGTAATTGAATTACTATTGTTAGAAATGTTATTTAAAGCTGCTCTTTGTAAATTTACACCCTGTTGGTAGAATTTCACACCAGTATCTCTCGTAAATAATCCAATTCCTAATGCCATAACCAAATCATCATTATAACCGTTTTGTGCTTGTGCTTTTCCGTTTTGCCAAATAAACACTCTTAATTCTTCTAATAGTCGTTTTGATCTAAAAATAAAATGTCTATCTCGAATATACGCCTCTAATTTTGAGATAACAAGTGGTCTTGTCTTTGCTGATGTGGTAAATCCAGGAACTGTTTGTTCACTATCCATTTTAGCCATCCATTTATCAATATTTAGTTCACCATATGCGCGAGGTGAATAATATAAATTTTGGTAGCCTTTCTCTATAATAGTATTTACTACATCCCATCCTACATTAGCGTTTTCTACTACTAGCAAAGCATTATTATACTCTGTTGCAACAGAAACTAACATATTACCAAATGTTCTTGTGTCAACTTGTGATTTATATTCTGCTACTTGCTCACATGATTCGATATCAATAACATGAAATGTTGAGTAGTCACTGCCATCTCCTCGAGCCACGTCAGCGCATAAAATATATTGTTTACTATAATCTGCATAATTCCATATCCAAAAGTCACCACCCATAAAACGGCGTTCTACAGGTTCTTGTACAAAAGTTTGTTCATAAAAAGTTAAGTTATCGGGTTCAATTAATGAATTACCGGAACCTAAGAAGTCACAGTCATACTCTTGAGCAAATTCACGTGCTGACATGTTTGCTCGTTCTGTTTCTTCCCATTTATTATCTCTATCTGGATGTAAATCCCATTTTAATCTTATTGCTTTGAAATCGTTTTTATTAACTTCAGCTTCAGTATACATTTTATGAAACCAGTTACCAACACCGTTTGGAGAGGATAGGGCTATAATACCTCCACCCGTTGCAATCGTTGGTTTAATACTTGTATATATTTTATCAATACCTTCAATAAAAGCAGCCTCATCTATTATTAGTAAAGATACTGCGTAAGATCTACCTGCATCTGATGCGGCTGATGTAGCTACAATTTGAGAGTTGTTAGCTAGTTTAAGTGATAATTTGTTATCTGAGATTGGTTTTTGACTTCCTTTAAGCCAATTAGGTAAGTTATTGTACATAAATTGTACTTTTTCAACCATACCTTTTGCCGTTTCTTGTTTTGTTGCTATACATAACACAGTTTTATCTTTATTAAATAGCATTGTCCATAAAGCATAACCAGCAGATAAGGTAGAGATACCTAACTGTCGGGACTTATTTATAATAGAGAAACGATGATTCCTAAAATCGTTTAATACATCCTCTTGGAAAGGATATAAATGAAATAATACTCTACCTTTAACGGGGTGAGT